TATATGAAAGAGTTTATAAAGAACAAGGTTTAGATGAAACTTTATTTTATCAACGTGCTTTTCCAAATATAGCAGCACAAAAATTTGAACAAGCTGATGATGTAATAGTAACTGGGGTGGATAAAGAGCTAGATTACCTTGACAAGCCAAATAAAGTGTACAGCCCTGAGGAAATGGAGAAGTACAACATAAATGAAAGGGGTTACCCAAAGTGGACTGATAAAATGTCAGAGGCCGAAGAAAGGTCTTGGCAATTGGCGGCCTTAGAGGATGATTTGCTGGAGGAGCAAACCAGGGATCGAGCTGCCATAGAACGTCTGCGCAGAGTGACGGATTCAGTCGAAGAGCTAATGAGCACTGAGGGTAGATCTAACTTGCTTGACTTTGAGACACGAGGCCTTATAGATGGAATAAGTGAATTTTTCGGATCTCCCCACAGAACTGGAAGAGTTGGCGAGTCAACCCTTAAGGACCTGGCTACATATTTTAGGGCTATGGATAAAAAGCCATTAAATGTAGAGGGGGCATTCCCAAACACGCAGATTGTCACAAGAACCCCAAATCAGTATTTTATGAGAAATAAAACAGGGGGTGTGCTACCCAAGTTCAAATTGCTTAAAAACAAATAAGTTATATTTGCAGTATGGCAACTCTTAAGGTTACAGTCAAAGAGGAACTCGTACTGAACGGGAAGGACGTAGGAAATAGCAACTTCATTGCTATAGCTGGCGTAAACAACGCTGAGCACAGAGTCGTTACCCTCCCGAACAACTCAGAACAGAGTATCTTATTGTTTGATGCCACTGCGGTATCAGCTGGTACTATAGTAGATAATACGCTTAAGTACCTGAGGTTTACGAATCTGGATTCTTCCAGCAATATTCAACTTAGGATCTCTGAGGGATCTGGGACTAACCAACAGCAGTATGCTGTCGTAGTAGAGCCTGGCGAGAGTTATATCCTTGGGAATGACGATATGTATGGGGAGAGCACTTCCGCAAGCGATAACCCGACAGCCTTAGCAGGTACCGCCGTTAATTCTGCACTAGCCAACATAGATTCTATTTTTGCTATGGCCGTAGGTGCAGACTGCGAATTAGAAATGTTTTTAGCTACCACATAATGAACTTAAAGAAAAAATACTCCTACGCTAAAGGAGGGTTGTACAGCCTTCTTGCAAAAGGCGGTAAGCCAGATTTTATTGATATCGATAATGACGGCGATACAGATGAGCTCATGCGCGATGCCGCAAATCAAATGGGAAAAGGTGGCCGCCTGTACAGAATGGGTGGTGTCAATGAAATGAAGCACGGAGGTGTACACAGTTACCCACACGGTGGAGTTCACAACAACGATTCTGGTCCAGATATTCAGATCATGGCTAAGGATAGCTACAAAACGGCTGATGATCCTCAACCAGGAAGAGACTTCATCTATATGGTGGATGGACAGCCTACCGATTTCAGTCACGCCGACATAGCTAACTTGCTTAGGGCTGAAGGTATATCTGGAAATAACCTGAACATCAGGATGAATGAGCTCTTTACTCAGCTTCCCTCAAGAGGTAGAAGCGCCGAAGAGGAAAGAGCTTTCAGAGAAAGACAGATGGATAAGGCTTTGAGAGATGTAGGGGCAATTGCTAGAAGCGAAGAAACAGGACTACCACCCTCAATGGAAACGGGAGCAATGGGTAAGGTAGGACTGGGTAGATTGATGAAGGGTGTTCGAAGAGGAGATGAGGCCAAGGCTACTGACGTTGGATTCATGTCCGATGAGGACCAAATGAAAATGACGAAGCTTGGGCAGATGCAAAAAGGAACCCCCAAGAATGTCAATACTGACCGATTCTTGAGGGCTCTTTCTCGCAATTTCGGAGGAAATTAATATTCCTCTAGTAGGAAATCTGTGTAGTTATCCTGTCCCCCCACAGTAAGGGAGACGATAGGAGATGGTTCTACGACCTGTGCTTTTACATTTCCAAGCCCGTCCTGCACTACGTAGGCACTAAAGCTGTGGGTGAACTCGCCGTCTCGGTTGTACATATCTACAATCACGAGAGATCCTAAGGTAAGGGCCGTGCTGTTCATGCCGCACATCTGACCACCAGGAAGCAGCTGAGTTTTATTGGCCCGTTGATTTACGTTTCCGTCACGATCAACGAAGAACACATCAGCGAATGTGTAATCCAGGTAATTGAATGGAGCGATATCGATGTTGTATTGGACAGCATCTTGTGCGCTGAGCGCTGTAGTGGCGATTACGCCGAGGGTTAAGAGAAGATTTTTCATAGCAGATAAATTAAAATTTGATTTTGTAAATTGGATTTGCTGATCTCAATCTAAGGACTGATTTCAGTATCTCCAAATTTTTTACATAACTTTGCTATATTCAATCTACGATTGAAAAAATTTTACCACAACCCTCGAATCAAGAGGATAGACCCCAGATGGGTAGCAAATCGAAATGAAGCTAAGCAAAAACCTTTCCCTAAACGAAGTAATAAAGTCAAATACGGCAACACGTTTGGGAATACTAAATACCTGGACTGAGGCCTGGGAGCTGGAGAATATGAAGGCCGTAGCCGAAAATATCTTCCAACCCATTAGAGATCACTTCGGCGTTCCAATTGGAGTCAGCTCTGGATACAGATGCAAAGAATTAAACAAAGCTATTGGGGGCAGTAAGTACTCTCAGCATATGGTTGGAGAGGCTATTGACATCGATGCAGATATCTACGGAAAGGTTACCAATAGAGCTATCTTCAACTTTGTGAAAGACAACCTTGAGTGGGACCAGATGATTTGGGAGTTCGGAGATGACTTAGAGCCGAACTGGGTGCATGTTTCTTACAAGAGAAAAGGCAAAAACAGAAAGCAGATAAAGAGGGCATACAGAGATGAGAAAGGTGTACACTACAAAGTGTTGTAAAACCCTTGTACTGCCATTCTTCCTCGCTGCGATAGCGCATATCTTACACGGTAGTTATACTTGGTTTCCTCTCGAAACAAGTGATCCTCTGCGGTTTGAGAAGGAGTAAGCTTATCGAAGTGCTTGTATATATACCCTTCTTTCATAAGGGGGTAAATAATTCTGTCGCATACTGACCCCCTGCTCATCCTGTATTCTTCAGATACCCAATCGATCGTGAAGAATTCTAAATCATACACAAAGAGCATAAAGTACAGATAGCTCTTAGTGAGCTTTGGGTTTCTACCTAAGAAATCGTTTGTTGCTGACCTTAAATTTTTTAGGTAGTTATGATTAACGTACTTGTCTGGTAGTTGTGAAAACTCCCTGAACAATCGGGACTTCTTTATTGTAGACCTAGGCATAAATTATATCGTATATTTGATTGCAACGAAATTAAATCATGACCTCTAAAGAAACACTATTCTTCGCTGAAATGTACTCCCTCGTAAAAAAGATGGAGCAAACTATCGAAGAGTTCGAAATGAAGGAAAGCGTTCTTGCAGCAATAGTGGTCGGCGTATTAGATCTGGATGCAATTGAAAGTGGGTCTCCAGATGCTGAAATGAAAACTATGTACAGCTTCAACTTGGAAGACAGGAAGGAGCTAGAAGCCATTAAGGATGTTATGGATGGTGCGTACAAAGACGATGACGTCGATCTTGATGATTTGCTAGATGGTCTTGGCATATCATTAAACTAATGGAAGGACTTATTAGAAAGATCGTTATAGGGCAGGACCCTAAGAACGGCATGGCCTATTATGTAGGCATGAGAGCTGGTGACGGAAAGGTAGATTCTATTATCCTGGACGATCGGCACCTTCATAAATACTCTATCGCTCGATACCTGGTGTACATAAAAACCGAAAATGATGTACTTTTATGGAAGGCGGTGGACAGCATGCCTTGTATAGTTGAGTACGACCTAAACTTCTGATGAACAGAAATAACCTACTTACCGAAGGAAATGAGTTTAGGCTTCCTAACGGGAGCTTGTATTCTGGTCGCTATCATATTCATGTTTCAAAAGGCGCAATGGTTGGCGCTCGACACGTAAACACTGAACATGATTTTTTGACCCCAGTCAATAGGACTGTTGAGGATAAGGTAAAATCTATTCAAACTGAACTTCTCGCAGAAAGTACTAGGAGAGAAAAATTAAAAGTAAATTCAAACAACCAATCCGCTTCTTCCTCATCTACAAGCAGTGGGAGCGGCGGCTACTAAAATTTAATTAATGCGAACATTTGATTTGTTCGTCGTCGAGCTCAAAAAGACGCTCGATGATACGATCACGACCGACAGCGGTCTAGAGTTATACATAGATACACGATTCAATGAATTCGAAAACAGAATCACAGAAGGGCCCGTCGTGGCGATCCCGTTTAAATACGATACGGGAGTCGAAGTGGGCGACACTCTTTACTTCCACCATCTCGTTGTTGTTAACGGCGGTCAGCCTCTTACTGGTGAAGACGATCATTACCTTGTTCGTTATGATGCTGACGTTACCATTAATAACCAGGCTATTGCTTACAAGTCTGCAAAGACTGGGGACATACATCCGCTGGCGGGCTGGTCGCTTCTCGAAGGAGTGGAAGAAGAAGAAGAGCAGCTCTCGGATATTATCGAAGTTGTTAAGCTCAAAGAAAAACCTGTCACGAAGGGTATGGTCGCTTTCCAAGCACCTTGGGTTGAGGAGCTAGGCCTGAAGGTGGGTGATGTGGTTGGGTTCAAAAAAAACCGAGACTACAGAATTAAGATCGACGGTAAGGAATACTACCGTACTCGCTCTGAAGATTTAATGTATAAGCAGCTTTGATATGTTTAGTAAAGAAGAAACCTTTGCGCTTCTTGAAGATGAGGAAGCTTTGATCGCTAACGGATTTGATGAAGCTATCATAGGCATTACGTTTGGTTCAAATATGATAACTGTATATAGTGTCAAGAAGGTGATCGATATCCTCATGGAAGAAGATGAGATGTCTTTCTCAGATGCTATTGAGCATTTCGAATACAATATCGCTGGCTCTTATGTTGGCGAGAAGACACCTATATTCGTTTACGACATACAGGAGGATGTCTAAGTTTACTACAATCAGTGCTGCCAAGCGGCTTATGTCTAGTATGGAAGTGGCAATCAACAACATGATAGAGGAGATAAAGAAGCCCGTTGATCCTGAAGCTGGTGGGTCTGCTCGAAAGGCCGAGCTACAGTCAATTAAACAAACCGCCGTAGATTGCAAAGAGCTTTTGGTAGAGCGCCAAAGACTAGAGCAAATGGTAAAGGATTTACAGACTAATGGAGAAATCGAACAAGACAAAGACTACTCAGGAGGATTCGCAGAAAGATTTTCCAAATAGCCCAAGTGGACTTATTTATTGGGACGACTATGACTTTGATAATCAATCAGTTAGCTCAGGCCACTTAAAAGTTAACTTTAAGCTTTCTTAGCTCAGCGGTAGAGCAGCGAACTCATAATTCGTCGGCCACTGGTTCGAATCCAGTAGAAAGCACAGATGCCTTACAAAAGCAAAAAGGATCAAGCAAGAGCAGCTGCAAAGCACTACGAAGAGAACAAAGAAAAAATCATATCCAGGAGCTCAGCTAGAAACAAAAGGCAAAGAAAGAAGAACAAAGCTTTTGTTGACAGAGTAAAAAGGATGTACAAATGCTTAGACTGCGGAGAGTCGGACCCAATAGTTCTTGAGTTCGATCATGTTCGTGGCGAAAAACGAAGAGCCATTGCCGACATGGTAAGCAACTATTACAGCATAAAAACAATAAAGGAAGAAATTAGGAAATGCGACATAAGATGTGCAAATTGCCATCGTAAAAAAACTCACGAGAGAATGCACTCGTAGCTCAGTTGGATAGAGCATCTGCCTTCTAAGCAGACGGTCACAGGTTCGAATCCTGTCGGGTGTACAAATTAAATTGAAATGAGCAAGCCAACTGTTTGTCTCAGTATGATAGTTAAGGACGAAGAGAAGGATATCGAACGATGTCTAAAGAGCGTTTATAAACACATTGACTACTGGGTAATTGTAGATACAGGATCTAAGGACAAGACGATCAAGAAGGTCAAGTCCTTGATGAAGAACAGGTTTAAAGTACCTGGTGAACTCCATGAGCGACCATGGGTAGACTTTTCCCACAACAGGAACGAAGCCTTAGAGATAGCTGAGACGAAAGCTGATTACGTCATGTTCATGGATGCGGACGATATCTTCCAGGCAGAAAAAAACTTTAACCTGGACTTTTTACTTAACGATAATTTTTCTGCTTACAATTCTAGATTTATTTTAAACGGTGTAGAGTTCGAAAGAACCCTTTTCGTAAACTCTTTGCGTGGCTGGAGGTATGAAGGAGTGTTGCACGAATTTATTAAGCTTGAAGGAGATGATAATTTTTTCAATCAAATCGGAGTCGCCCCTAATTGCCAAGTGTGCGCCAATGCATCCCCCCTTAAAAGAGCCTCTACAGAAAAAGAAAAGTATTTAAATGACGCAAAGGTTTTAGAAGAGGCCCTTAAAGAAGATCCAGAAAATTGCAGGTATAAATTTTACTTAGCCCAATGCTATTCTGACGCAACGCTGTATGAAAAAGCTATAGAAACATATGAAGAAAGGATAGCTATGGGGGGATGGGACCAGGAGGTTTATGTCTCTATGTATAGAATTTCCTGCCTTAGACAGGTTATAGCAGAAGATAAAGATCAGTTTTTAAAAGATCTTACCAGGGCCTGGGAGTACATGCCTAATAGGTTTGAGGCTGCTGCTGCAATTATGAACATCTTGATAGAAGAGGGTAGGAATTCTATGGCATTTTCCTATGGAGAAATGACTATAAAATTCCAAAGGGCGCTTGGACCTCAAGGTGATCTTTTTAGCATATCAGATGCTGAAAACTTTGTGTTTCCTAAAAACTATGCTATAGCGGCAGAAAAATGCGGATTTCCACAAATAGCAATTCAAGCTTTAAAGTTGTTAAAAGAGACTGGAGGTGACAACATAATTATGGCTGAATTAGATAGAAAAATTAAAGACTTAGAATCTAAATGTTCAGCGTAATCATACCTACTATGTGGAGGTCCATGAGGGTGCTCGGCATGTTACATAGGCTTTACAAAAGCGAGTACGTTGATGAAATCATAATCATCGACAACGATAAAGAATCAAGGCTATTTTTCGACAACAAGAAGACCAAGATCCTTGAACAAGAAGAGAACATATTCGTAAACCCAGCTTGGAACCTAGGAGTAAAAGAAGCCAAGAACGAGAATATATGTATATTAAACGATGACGTCACATTTGATGTTGACATTGCTTTTTCTGAGGCGGAATCCTTTCTTTTTTCTAACGGAGACTCTTGCCTTGGCCTGCACCCTAACAGCTTTCGTCATATCGACCCAAACACCGCTAAAATTACCGACGGGCATTTTATTGGCCTTGGATGGGGCTGTTGTATTTTTATGAAAAAATCTGTCTGGGTAGATATCCCAGAGGGTCTAAAAACTTGGTTTGGAGATAACTGGATAGCATCTCACTGTAGATCTTGTGCTTCTTTGTCGGTTCCCGTTTCTACGGAAATGTCCACCACGAACAACTCCATATCGAACATCAAGGAAATACAAGAAAACGACATGAAAACATGGAGAGAATTGACTTCAACTTAGGGGAATACAATTTTGTAAGCTTAGTAAAAAAGAGATTCAAAGTAGATGACTTGTCTTTGATTTCGGATCAGTTTAGTGTTTTTAAAAGAAACAACGATCAGTCTACTAGTTACCACAAGGAGTTTTACTCTTTAGCTAGAGAATCTTCTTTCCAGGACTTGTATAGAAGCTTTATATCTGAAGTTATTTACCCATTATATAATGAACCCATCGTGTATCAAGCTATACCTACTTTTAGGGTTTGCCTTAAAAACAATATAGCTGTAGGTGAGTTCCATAAGGACAAGCACTACAGGGATGTTAACTGGGCTATTAAAGTAAAAGAGGATAATTATTTCTTGCCTTTGACCGAGGCTTTTGACACCAATACTATATGGGTTGAATCAGAGGAAGATAAAGGTGATTTTTCTCCAATGGTTTGCTCTCCTGGGCAATTCTACAAGTGGGACGGTTGCAACTTAAATCACGGAAATAAGATCAACCAAACAGGCAAGTGTAGGGTAAGTTTTGATTTTAGAGTTTGCAGAAAGTCAAACTTTATACCTCTAGACAAGAACACGATAAACACATCGCTGAAGTTCGATATAGGCGGTTACTACAATGAGTTTTTTAATGCTGATTGATTTAGAGGGGTATGAAACTAAAGGGATTAAGATCGACCCTAACGGTACAGAGGGAGACCTCCTCGAACTCCATGGGTTACTCATTGTACTTCCAAAGAAACCGAAGCGATCTGAGATTCTCTTCCATGAAAAGCCAAAGGCAATGCAGATGTGGCAACGCCTACCTATGCCCGAAGAACTGCAAAGGATTCGCAGTATGGATGAGTGGCTCGAAAAGCC